AGCGGCACCGGGGGGGGGGGGGGAGAGCAACCAAGCAAAGAAAGGGGGGGCCCCCCCAACCGGTGGGGGGGGGGGGGCCTTGCTATGCACGCCTACAGGGTGCCCCAGCCTTCCGGGAGTGGGTCGGACGGCCCCGCCGGGGCGGGTGCGGCGGGTGGCGTTACGCCCGGATGCGTTCGCAGCTTAGGCTCAACCGCAGGCGACGCTGGGGCCGTGGTCGGCTCCAGCAGCTCCGCAATGGTCACATGCTGACCCTCCACCAGGTCCATCTCCCGCTCAGCCAGCAAGCCAGCCGGTGTGAACACCTGAAGTCTGTACCGACCGGGGAGCAGGGCGGCTGAGATGGGCGCGCGAACGCCCGCCGCGATGTTACCGGAAACGAGCACGTTCCCGTCCGCCAGCTTGCCAGGGTCAGGAATGGGCTTCGCGTGAACCGTCATGGGGACGATACGCCCGGTGGGGGTCTGCACGGACCCCTCAATGAAAGCAGTCATGATGACGCTCCTCCGATTGTCGAGAGCGCATCCCGGAGCGCCTCGTGCTCCACCCACGCCGTCTCCTGTATATTCTCAATCCGGGACCCCAGGTCACGCATGTCGCGGTCCTGGCGTTCGGTGATCTGGGTGAGCACCTGACCGTGGGAGGCGAGCACCTGGCCGTGTGCGTCCAGGGTGTTCTTGAAACCTTCCTGGTTCTCCTCGATGCGGCGGACAGCATCCTTGATGCTTCCGCCATGGTTAGGCGTCACCTCATGGTGAACTTCGGACAACGAGGACTCCAACGCGTCCAGACGTTGGTCGATCTTCCCCGCGATAGCCTCCAGCGCAGCTGATGTTTCGGCCTGCTCACGCTCTGCGCGAGCCTTGCCGACCTGCTCCCGGACCAGGAGAGCCTCCGCCTTAGCCTTCTCTCGTCCCCACCTGATTCCAGCGAGGACGGACACGGCGGTCACCAGACCTCCGAAGGCAACTCCGGAAGCGCTGATGACCGCCACGACCTCGCCGGGATTCACTTACCCGACTCCTCCGAGTCTCGCTCGCCGTAAACGGGCGACTCGTACACGCCTCCGGTGTGGGAGGCAGCGATCACGAGGGCGATAAGACCCAGGGCCTTATCCGCCACGTCGAGCCAGTGCGTGGACTGCTCTGGCGTGACATAGCCATAGGCCATGCCCAGCGCCAGGATCGCTGCAACGATGCCATACAGCGCCTTGCGGCGCGGCGGCGTGAGGGCCGCCCAACGCGTGCGGTCGGTCGTCAGAACATGCTTTCCCATCACAGGGATCCCTTCTCGATAAGATGCTGCTGCATCGCGGAAATGGTCATGGACGGGGCGTCGAGCCTACCGTCCCCCTCCAGGCCGTAGAGAGCCGAGAGAGCGTTCACGGTGTTCGGTCCAACCAGACCGTCGGACTCGACACCAAGACGGTCCTGCAGAGCGTGGATGGCGAGGGAACCTTCCGCGTCCCAGTCCGGGACAAACTCCCAACCAGACGTGCAACCCGGCAGGTCGTCACGCATGACGGCGGCCTGGCTGGAGATGACGCCGTCCGTAGGCGTACCCAGGTAAGCCTGGAGCATGCGCGTGGTCTGCTCACCCCAGTAGCCGTCGACGCCGGGCTTGTGCGCCGCCTGCGGAATGACGCTCTCACCGTTCAGGGCGGCGCGGGTCTGCGGACCCGGGATACCATCCGCCTGGAGGCCGCCGTGGTCCTCCTGGTACTGCTTGATGGCGTTGAACGTGTTCTCTCCGAGAACACCGTCCGCCCCATCCGGACCAACGTCGTACCCGGCCTCAACCAGCTTCTGCTGGATGCCGCGCACGTAGTTCTCGTCGTAACCGTTGGGATTCCAGCGAGAGCCGGAGCCTTCCCAGTCGGTGCCGAGCGTGTAGCCTCCCGTGTACCGCAGGACGCAGTCCCACGGATAGTCATAATAGGCTCGGATGTTGGTCTCGTCAGCCTGGTCACCGGAAGCACCCCCGGCGATCTCGCCGCGCTCGTCGATAGACGCCTGGGCGAGCAGCCCCCTGCCGATGTACATGGCGACGTGGTTGGCGTGGTTGAGGAGGATATCTCCCCGCTCCAGCTCCACGTCCGGATCCAGCATGACCCAGCCGCGCTGAGTGAGCTCACGAGCCATGTTGCCCGTGTACGTGGCGCCGCCCACGTCGAAGCCTCGTGCCTTCAGCACGGAGATGATGAATGCGGAGCAGTCGGTCTCTCCGCCTACGCGAAGATCCCATCGGTTGTACTGGTCGTAACCGAGGTTGCCCACGGTACACCACCATTCCATATCATATGCGACGGCATCGATATCCGGCATGTTCAGTTCTCCTTCTTATCCTTGAGCGCCTGACGCAGGGCGAACAGAAGATGCTCGTCCGTCACGGCAGACAGGTCTTCTCCCACCTCAGGCGGGACCTTGGCGAGTGCCAGGTACCGCTTCTCGAACGCGTCCTCGTACACGTCAGCGATCGATTGCTTGCCCGTGTTGTCCGCGTTGGAGACGACGATATTACGCCACGCGGCGTTCACCTCGTTCTCCGTCATGCCCAGCGTTGCTGCCAAGGCGACGGCGCGTTCCTTGAGCGCGGCGTCCTTAGTCACCGCGATGAGTGCTCGGCTCGTTGCTGCCATTTGTGCCTCCTATACCTTGATGATGTAGCCCACCGAATAGAACGGTGGCATGTTGTTGTGCGGTTGGTCGCCGCCTTCCGCCTTCGCATCCAGGTACCCGAGAGCACCGGAGGAATACGAAGAAACCATGGTCCATTTAGACCCGGAGCCAGCGTCCGTCTGCCAGATGCCCGCGCCGTCTTGCCAAGCGCCGGGATAGCCCTGACCGATCACTCGGTGGTTGTGGAAAGGCATCTCGGCCTTGGTAAGGCGGTGCGTCTCTTCGCCGCCGGTCTGCCCCTTCGGGTGGGCGGTGGAGGACCCTAGCAGGAACCGGCCTCGCAGGTCGGGAACCATGAAGTCCGCGCCGTTCCCGGTGGCTCCCAGCACCGCTGCCAGGGCGGGATACTGGGTCTTCTTGTAGGTGGCTCCGTCGCACAGGAGCCATCCGGCGGGAGCCGTTGCTCCTGCATACGCCATGACGGAGCCAACCGGGGCGGACGAGCCGCCGTCGCCGGTCTGCGTCTCCCGCACTGTACCCAGCAGGTACAGCCTCCGGTTCACGCTGACTGTCCAGACGCGGCGGCCAGTCTTCAGGTCGCCTGCGAAGTTGATCGGGTCGGCGGACAGGGGCGTGGCGTCGCCATCCAGCTGCACCCGTAGCGGGTCGGTTCCAACTACCACAGCCCACCGGAACACGGGCATAAGGTCCAGGCGGGAACGCAGCCCCGCCACCACGTTCATCATGTACTCAAGAGTGGTCACAGGTCCGTCACCTCCATCAGTTTCGTCTTCACCAGCGCCGTGGGGTCCAGACTGTATTCAATCTCCTTGACGACGCCGTTAGCCGCGTGCCCCTGGCTGGAGAAGCTCGCCACCTGGTTAGGCTGGAGGGGCACGGGCATGTGTTGCAGGGTGATTGAAGCGGACGGCGTGGACACGTCGATCAGGCGGCGGCGCGCCTGCGAGTTGATGGACTCCTGGTTGGCGGCCTCGACGCCCGTCTGCGTCTCCACGATCCACCGCCCTCGGGATGGGTAGGAGTAGGGGGACGCGGGATCCTCGTTAGTCGCCACACCCACCAGGGCCGCCTTGTCCTGGCTGCCCTCCGAGACGAACACGACTTTGTTGGGAACGCTGGCCGCGTCCAGTTCACGCTCCCACTCGGGAAGGTGGATAGACCTCGCGCCCTCCCGGAAGTCGTAGGCCACGCCGCGCGCCGCCGGACGCACGTAGGGATCCAGGTGAACCAGGCCCTCCCCGTCCGGGTGTGCCGACCAGTAGCCAGCCGCCGCCAGCAGCTCGTTGGCTATGGTGAGGCGGGACTTCCCCGGATCATACACGATGTCCGAGGAGGCGGTGGCCGTCGACGGCGTGATGGACAGGCGCTCCAGACCGGCCTCCCGGAGGAGGCCAGCCGCCACGTCGACCAGGTTGGCCCCGGCCTTGACGGTGTAGGTGCGGTCGACGCAGTCAGCATCGGGCAGCGCCAGCGGCGAGGACAGGTCCACGCTCCAGGTGGAACCGGCCTCACTGTAGGAGCGCGTCGGGGCGGACAAGAGGAACACTCCCAGCCCCCACGAGGGCGCGCCGTTCATGGTGTAGTCGATACGGACCCGCTGCGTCATCCAGTCAATCGGACCGCACGCCTCCGTGAGATTCAGGCTCCCGGAAGCGCGTAGGCGCGTGGCGTTGCTGAGGGTGATGCTCCCTCCGGTCACGCCATCCAGGCGACGCACTACACGGTCACTCCAGTCGAGCAGAGTGACCGTATAGTCCGCCTGGCGGTGACCGTCAAGAGCCGTCATTCGTCGGTCTCCTTCACCGTCCGAGCGAGCACGTCACGAGACAGCTCGATCAGCCCGCGACGGGTGATGAGGGAACCTCGTCCCTCCAGGAACCACAGCGCACGAGAATCCTCGTTCGCCTCCGTGGTGAGGACCTCGCAGGAGACGATCCACGCACCGACGAGCGCGCCTTCCGGATACTTCTCCCGGATCATTTCTGAGAGCGCATTCTCCACGCCATCAAGCCGGTCGGTCATCGGTCCACCTCCTCTACCTCAATTTTAACCTGCCACTTGCCGGACAGCGCGCGGTCCAGCGACACGTCGCGCACGGAGCAGTACACGCGCCGCCCCATGGGATCCCTGTACAGGAATGGCGCGGGCAGGTAGGACAGCTCCTCCAGCCGCTGGAGCAGGTCCCAATTCTCGTCGGTCAGCACGGCGGACAGACTCAGTGTCTTCTCCCGGTGCTTGCCGCTCATCTCCACGCCCTTGTTTCGTCCGGCGAAGCGGTGAATCTTCCGGTTGACGAGGCCGGTCTTGCAGGAGTGGAGCGGGTCCCACCGGAGGGGAACCGTTAGGCCGAAGTTCTCCCCGCCACCCAGCCACATAGCCCACGACTCGATCGGGAGCTCCTTGGTGACAACGGACGACGACGGAAGGTCCGACGTGGCCGTCACCCGATAGGACACCGCGCCGTGGCTCAGCGCCTCGTAGTCGGACAGGGAACCGGACACGGGTAGGTCCTCCGTGATGATTGTCCAGGTGCGCCCGCCATCGTCGCTGCGCTCCACGCGGTTCCGCACGGCGGCGGGCTTACCGGCGGCGGGCGCGGGGTTCACCACGCGCACGCGCACGCAACCAGCCTCGTCATCCCACTCCGTGTACACGCTGGGAACCGGAGGCTTCTCGTACTGGACGCCAAACGTCTGGTTCGCGACCAGGGACTCCACGCCGTGGGAATTGGTGGCCTTCACCACCACGCGGTAGGTCCTGCTGTTCTCCAGGTAGGTCTTCAGCCTGACGATTGTGAGAGGGCCGGTCACCTCCTGGGTCTCAATCAGTTGGTTGCCGCCCAGGTACAACTCCACGGTGGCGCGGGACTGCGCCGAACCACCCACGTTGGAGTACGACCAATGCACCTCCACAAAGGAGGTTCTCACCACGTTGCCGGACTGCTGGATGGAGATGATGGGGCGCGGCTCCACGTAGAACGTGGCGCGGCGGGACACGGGAGACCCGTCCGCGTGGAGACCCCAGGTGCGCACCCAGTACTCATAGGTGCCAACCTGGAGGACGCCAACCGTCGCCTGCTGCTCGGTGGCGCGCCGGTCAAACGTCGGCCCCGGAGTGTTGGCGGCCTTCTTCTGATACTGAAGGGAGTATCGGGTCTGAGGGCTGGAATCCGTTGGGTTGTGGCGCCAGGTTAGGGTGACCGGGGTGTCGGACGGGAAGTACATGCCGTCCGAGGTCGGTTCCGGGGCGTTCGGCCGCGCCAGCAACTGGACAATGTTGGACGGGGCGGACTTCGGGGACTCCACCGTCCCGCCGACGCAGACGACGCGGTACTGGTGGGTCACGTCGAGGCTCGGGTTGCGGTGTAGGAGGAACGGCTCGTCCGTCTTCAGGGAGGCCTGCGTGATGCGTGTCGCGCCGTCGTAAATGTCCCACCTGGTGGGGGTGTACGGCGCGCGGTTCTCCCACCGAACCATGATGTTGCCGTCGGCGTCCTTCGCCGCGGTGACGTTGATCGGCGCGGGCGGCGTGGTGAACACCGGCTGCTCCGCTTCCCTGTATTCGGAGCCGCCCGCACTGTTCACCGACTTGACGCGGTAGATGTATCGGTGACCAGCGGACACGTCGAAGTTGGAATAGGAAGTCGCGCCCTTCACCGGGGCGACCACCGTCCACTCCGTGGACTCGTCCACGCGGCGTTCCACCACGTAGTAGTCGATCGGGTTGGACTCGCCCTGGGGAGGAGCGATCCACTCGATAGAGGCCTGGGAGTCGCTGACGCGCGTAGCCTTGACGATCGTCGGGGCGTTCGGCACAGACACGGGACGCGCGGGTAGAGTCAGGTAGTTCTCCACCGCCGGGTGCCCACCATTCCAGATGGGTCCCAGGCTCGCTCCGATGCTGACGGTCGTTTCCGCACCGTACTTCAGTGGAACGTTGAACGACCACTGGGAGAGCTGCTTGTAGACAGTCTGACCGTATCCTGAGGAGAACGAGAAACTCTCAGAACCTTCTCCAGAGTATCCCCACCAGTTCCACTTCGAGGTCCAGTTGTGTCCGTACCCATCGGAACAGGCGGTCACAGTCGCAGTGACCGTGACGGAGCCGCTGGCCGGGTCTCCCGACCAGTCGAGACTGATGCCGATGAACATGTAGCCGGACGATGCCGACCATACGGTGGCCATGGGCCACCTCCCTTCTGCTAGAAGCCCGCACCTAGGAGGTCACGAGCGCGGGACCGAGACGCCGGTGCGAGCGCGTTGTTCACCGCGCCGCGCGCCACGACGCGCATCCTTGCCATGAGCTGGCCGTCCTCATCTACGACGACCAGCGTGTCCGGGGAACCGGAGGACGACATGCGGTTCTGAAGCGCGTCCCACTGGCCGGACGTGAACACCGGCTCCGGCCGACCAGTCTTGTTCAGCACGGTGGTCACGCCGGGCTGGATGTAGCCTCCGTTATCGAACTTGTAGACGCCCGCCGTCGGGGACCCCCAAATGCCCGTCTCACGCACGTAGGCTCCTGGCTTCGGGGCTTCCACCATCATCCCGTTGCCGGACGCAATAGCCACGTGCCAGGCAGGGTTGCCCCAGAACAGCAAGTTGCCCGGGACGCTGGCGTTGCCCGCGCTGGATCCGGACTGGTAGCCCGCCGCCGTCAGACGCGGGATGGAGCTACCAACCTGGTGAGCCGCCCAATAGACCAGACCGGAGCAGTCCAGGCCGGGCGGGATGGACGAGCCGCCCCACACGTAGGGGACGCCGATCGCCTTGCGAGCAGCGTTGACGATGCCGGTGGCCCCCATCTTGGAGGTCTCGCCCTTCAGCCAGCTTGCGAATCCGTCGATCCACACGCCGGGAACGGCGCGCATCGAGTCCGCCACCATGCCCGTGCCGGGCAGGCCGGACATCATGGCGTCGACCGGGGCCTTGATGAATTTAGCCACTGCGCCGATGGGATCAGCGATGATCTTCCCCATCGTGTCTGCGGCGTCTTTCAGCCAGTCCCAGCCGCCCTTCACGGCACCCCACACGCCGCCGTCCGCATAGGCCGCGAACTTGACGCCGGTGTCCCCGCCGGGGATGTAGGAGGAGTGGGCGCGGGCGGCGGCGTTCATG